TGTCCGTCGTGTTCGTGAGAAAAGAATTTCCCTTTATTGTCTTTCTTGCTTATATCGTATGAATAACAATCTATATCATTTTGAAATTTGTAAAATTCTTCATTTGTAAATTGACGCCCTTGTACTTCAGCGTGGTCTGGAGCTGGGTTAAAGTGTACGCTTATTTCAACTCCGTCAGCGTCAAATTCTTCACCAAATGTAAGAATGACTTCTTGCGTTAATAGAGCTAAGCCGTCTTTTAAATTCATTGCTACTTGACTATCTAATCTTCTATGATAGCCACTTTCAAATTCAACGTATTTTAAGCCACTAGAACTAAATTCTTTTACTATTCGTCTTAATTCATCATTCATAGTAGTTTTACCTTGCATTACGGCTGTTAAACCCTCGTCAATAGCTTCTATGTATGCTTCCTTTAACGGAACAAATATTTTTCTTTTTCCTATCTTTTTAGTAAAGCCAATAGCCCTTGTGTTACCTATGTTCTTATAAGTGTTTTTTGTTACATCAGCTATTGCTTCTACTTGTTGTAATAACGCCTTGTTTTGCTCTAATGGTATAAATGGCTTGTTTCTATATTCATAGAACTTCTTAGCAAATTGTTGATTTTTCTTAGCTGTGTTTTTAAATATCTTGTCTATATCTCTTTTGTTAAGATTACTCATCTTTGCTAATTGTTTTTCTATCTTGTTATAATCTCCACCATATTTCAAAAGATTGACCAACTTATTAACTTCGGTTGGTCGTAAATCTTTTATATTTTTAATTGCTTTTAATTGTCTTGCAATTGTTTTTAATGTAAATGTATTAACTTTGTTAACTCGTTTAACAAAGATTGCACTTAATTTTTCAATTACTTCTTGTGATAACATTTACATCACCTATTTCTCTTTTTCTTCGTCTTCTTCTTTATCTTTCTCTTTATCTTCTTGTTTGAAAAATGAGTTTTCTTTTCTATCTTCGTCTTTCATAAGATTATCAATGTCTTGTTCTTGTTCTTCTTGTTCTTCTTCTTTAATAGCATTGATTTTCTCTTTTGCTATTTCTTCAGTTTCTCCAAATATTTTCATTCTATATTCAATATCGCTTATTAAACCTGCGTTTACTTCTCTTAGTGCTCTATTGCTTTCAGCTTCTTTGTCTTCTATGATACTATCATCGAATTGTATTACCATATCTTTTGTATCTATTTTTACTTTTCCTAAGTTAGATGATACATAAGCTATTGCATTTACTAAGTCGTAAATTGAGCTTTCATAACCTATCTCTAGCTTTTTCTTACGTCTAAATAGTTTACTATTAGAACTTATAACGGCTGTTGCTGTTGATAAATTAGTTCCGTCAAAATGGTAATGATTTTCACCAAAGCCTACTTTACTACCTAATACATTTAAAGCTGTATTAAGAGCATTTATTAATGTACCTGTTCTAAATTCTTCGCTTTCACTTTGTATTAAATCATCTTTTGTAGCTCCATTTGGCAATTGATAGATTGAAGTATCATTTGGGTCAAATACTAATTTTTGTTCGCCACTATCATAATTAAACATATCAGCTCTAACAAATATTCTACGCTTTCCATTATTAATTTCGTGTTGTATTGTATCAAATGCTATATCAACACTTTTTAAATTATCAATTGCGTTTGCATAGTGTGGTATTCCAAAAGGGCTATTGTTGAATAAATTGTTTGTTAGCATTGGTTTAAATATACTAAACCATTTTACATTTCCTTTTGTATCATATTCATCAAATACGTTTTTGTTATCTTTGATTTCAGTTAAAGCTCCGTTGTCGTCTTTAAAGATATGATTTTTGATAACATAATTGCCGTTATCGTTTAATTTGTGTACGCTACATACAACATACTTTTTGCCGTTGATATATTCAACGCTTCCAAATGCACACTCAGTGACTTCTTTATTATTCCAACTTAATGGGTAAATGTTATTAATATCTACAATGTCAATTCTAATCTTAGCTTCACTTGTGTCTAATGCTAGTGTGTCATCATCTTCTTTAATATCATAAGCACTAACAACACAAGCACAAGTTCCCAACGCTCCTGATTTTTCAATTGATTGATTGATTATATAATATAAATTCAAATCGTCTATTAAATCATCAAATTCTTTTTGAGCTTCTTCATTAGGCATTGAAATTTTACATTTTTCACTCCAAATAATATCGCTCCAGTCTTCGCTGATTTCTTTAGCCATATTCATTGTGTATCTTTTTTGTTTTACTTTTCTATCTCCGTTGTAAATGTAATAGTTATGAAACTTTTTAACATTGCCCTCGTACCAACTATACCATTGGTCTATATATGTTTGTAATGCGTCTTTAATATCTGGGTTGTAATTGTATTCTTTTTGTAAAAATGTTTCTAAGTTCATCTAATCACTTCCTTTTTTTGCTTTCATTGTTGGCTCAATTTTTTCATTCATATTATCAACCTCTTATCGTTCTTGTTAGCTTGTCATAGAATGGGAACATACTATATTCACTAGCGTCTAAGTCATCTATTGGTGTTGTTCCGTCATCTAGTCTTTCGTCTTCGTGTTTATCGTCCCACAATGCTTGTGAGTACGCTTCTATTAAATATTTACATTTTCTAAGTATAAATCTCCTCATTTGCCCAAACAATGTACAATCTAGCTCTATTCTATCTACAATACGGCCTTTGATACAATCATCTACCACTAAAGGTACATTGTGCTCGTGTAAGTATTGATTTAAACCAAATGTTATTACTTGACCTAATGCACCATAATCGCCAAATGCGTGTGTTACTTTGCCGTACTTGTTTTGCACTCTATGATAGAATTCTACAAACTTTTCATACATTTGCTCTGGAGTGTGTAGGCCGACTAATCTTTCTTCATCAATCGTCCATACTTGTTTAAATAAGCTTGTTATTCCTGTTGCTTTGAATTCAGTTTCACCTTTTGTAGCTCCGTAGTCTATTCCTATTGATATAATCATAAAATGAATGTCATTGCCGTTTTCGTCTTTAGCTTCATCTTTAATAAATAGCTCTGGGTTATCAGCAAATTGTTTGTATATAATACCCTCAGCATTTTTCCACATCATTTTTATTATCACATAAGCTCTTTATCTTATGTTTCTTATAGTTTCCTATAAGATTAGACTATCTCATCATCTTAAATAAGATGTCGGTATTTCGTGGGTGTTTCTTCTACTTGAGATTACTCCACCTAGTCGTTAAACCTTACTAATGTTGCCATTAGCATTGGTAATTGATTGACTTGAGTTAAATATTAACTTTTAGCTTTCCAATTTTAAACCGATTATCATTTAAGTATCACTACTTAAAGGGGCTAGTGTGTCAACCCAAAATTAATCTATCATAAAAGACCGTGCCCTTGTATTCTTTACATAAGTTATCAACAAACTCTTTCGGTAAGAACGGGTTATCAAATATTGTGTAATGCTGTACATATACGTCTAACTTGTCTTCTTCTACTCTATCTAAAAAATCTTTTTTTAACCAATGGCTTTGATTTTCTGGGTTAAGAGCTCCGTCAAAACAGCTGTATTCTTTGTCTAATGAAGCTTGTATCATAACAAATACTTCTTCATTCCACTTAGCTACTTCATCGCCATAAGCATACTTAATACTTGTTCCTTGTATCTTTGAAACTTGATTTACTTTTTCACAACCTAAACACCAAACTTCTTCACCAAATAATCTTGCTGTGTTATTAGAACTAATAGAGCCTACTAATTCGCTTCCGTATATTTGTCTTAAAGGTTGTAACACGTTACGTTCTATTGTTCCTTTAGAAACACCAAATATACAGCATAAGCCGTCTTTACCTTTACGCTCTAATATTCTTTTTGGTATTGTCCATAAATTATCTAAATAAGTCTTACCACAACGTCTAGCACCTACTTTGATATTATATCTATGATAGCAATTTCGCATAAATTCTTTTTGCTTTTCACTTAATATCATCTTTTAGCCTCATCATCTAACTTATTAATAAGCTCTTGTACTTTATTTAATTGTTCATTTGAAGCTGTGCCACGTTGTAATTCTATCGACCTGTATTGTTTGTCTAATATAATACCATAAGCTGTTGCCAAGTCTTTAATACTATCTTTATCAGTAAGATTTACAGCTTTCTTTTCCATACCAGCAAGTAATGAATTTAATACTTGTTGAATTCTTAGACTTTGCTCGTCCATATACGTTAAAATGTCTTTAGTATTTTCATTACTTTTTTGTGTTAACTTTTGTTCTATCTCTTTGTCAGCATAAACAATGTTTCTAATAGTATTAACGCTTTTATTATGTATTCTAGCTACTTCTCTAAAGTTTTGGCAATCAACATAATCAGCAATAATTTGTTTTTTTTCTTTATCAGTAAGTTTAGTCAATATATCACCTACTTCTAATAAATTATAGCATTAAAAAAAGATATACTCAAAAGAGCTATCTATCTTGGTTTATAGAATTTTAATATTTTAAATAAATCTTCTTCAGTACATTCGTCTTCTAAATAATCTTGAATTCTATCTTTGTATAATAATAACATATGTTGATTAGCATATATGTAGAAGTGATAGAATATTTTTTGATTAGTGTTTAACTT